GCTCGGTTGGAAATGCGACGGATTTTGGCGACTTAAATGTGGCAGCGTATCTGCTTGGCGCAAGCTCTAACTGCCACGGAGGACTCTGACCATGCCATCATACTCAGGCGTTTGGAACCTCAACGCCGTCTATCAGGCGGTGGCGGCAGGTAATTGGACTAACGACAATAGCCGCGCCTTATTTGCCGCAGGTTATAACACAGGCTATTCAAATGTTATTGATTACACGACCATAAACACAACCGGAAACGCAGCAGATTTTGGAGATTTTGATAACCGATATTTGACGGCGGGCTGTTCGTCTTCAACTCGCGGCATTTTTGCGGGCGGTTTTACTGGTGGGTATACGGCAACTTCTGGATATGTGACTATAAACACGCTTGGTAACACCACAAACTTTGGCAACTTAACAGAAGGTCGTCGAGCACTTGCCGGACTTTCTAACAGTACAAGGGGCTGTTTCGCCGGAGGAACACTTCCGGGGGCTCCATATGTTAGTAATGTTATTGACTATTACACAATTGCCACTACTGGGGCGGCAACATATTTTGGCGATTTGACGGCGAGTAGCGGTACAAGTACAGGTGGTTGCGCGTCTCCAACTAGAGGTCTGATTGGCGCGGTAGTTTTTGGTGGTATTTCGGCTAACGGTATTGACTACATCACAATTGCCTCCACAGGTAATGCGACAAGTTTTGGAGAACTGACTGGAGGAGGGAGCCGAGCCTACCTTGCGGCTGCTTCTAATAGCACGCGTGGGATATTTGCAGGCGGAGGGGCGGCCGCTAGTAATACCATTGATTATGTGACTATCGCTTCAACTGGAAATGCAACTGACTTTGGCGACCTTACTTCAAGTAGAAACTCTTCTGCGGGCGCCGCTTCAAGTACAAGGGCAATATTTGGCGGGGGTGATCCATCTACCAATATTATTGATTATGTGACCATTTCTGCAACAGGTAACGCGACTGATTTTGGAGACTTGACGGTGGCTAGATACGGGTCGGCCTCTTGCTCTAACTGTCACGGAGGTCTATAAGATGTCAATCAAAAACTGGCCCGGTGGTCGTATCAGCCCCACCCCTCCGACACCTACGGGGCCGTTTCAAGATGGCACTGCTCCTGGCGTGTGGACACTGGATCAAATGTCGTACTGGCTCCTACAGGGGCTGTGGCCGATTGCTGGGAACGCTGCGCCGGTGGGGCTTGTTGCCGGAGGAGAAGGTGGCGGAAGAACAAATGTCATCAACAAGATAATAATTTCTACCGCTGGAAACGCTACGGACTTTGGTGACTTGTTGTCGCCAACGACAGAATTAGCAGGATGCTCCTCAGACACTAGAGGATTATTTGGGGGCGGCACAACCGCGTCAGGTCAGGTCAATGTTATTCAATATGTAACATTTTCGTCCGCTGGAAATGCGTTAGATTTTGGCGACTTAACTCAAGCTAGATTTTATATTGCAGCTTGCGCAAATTATGTAAGGGGTTTGTTTGCAGGTGGTTTGGTAACCTCCACCAGACAAAATACAATTGACTATGTAACCATAGCATCTACGGGTAATGCTACTGATTTTGGTGATTTAACAGCAACTACATATGTTGCGGCAGGGTGCGCATCGTCAACAAGAGGTTTGTTTGGTGGCGGAGCGACCACAGCTAATACCAGCACAATTAGTTATATAACAATTGCTTCTACTGGCAATGCCACTTATTTTGGCGACTTAACAACTGGGCGGGCATCAGTTGCATCATGCGCCTCTGATACAAGAGGATTGTGGGCTGGCGGCAATAATGGAGTGGTTAATTTAAACAGTATTGATTACATCACAATTGCCACAACCGGAAATGCAACCGATTTTGGTGATCTCCTAGCCGCTACAAATGCGCCAACTGGCTGCGCATCAAGCACTAGAGGTGTATTTGCAGGCGGCGGAAGCACAAATGTTATTGCGTATGTAACGATTACATCCACAGGTAATGCCACCGACTTTGGAGATTTGTTGAGTGGTGTTCAATTTGCAGGAGCCTGCTCCTCCGCCGCCGCTGCTGTCCAGCCCACGCCGACGAGTTCTGCAATGGCGTTGTTTGGGGGCGGGAATATCGGAGGAGGATCGCCCGTCGTTTCAACAATGCAGTACATCAATATAGCCACAACGGGTAATACATATCTATTTGGTGGATTGTTAAACTCAGTGTATTCCTTGGCTTCGTGCGCTTCGTCAACAAGGGCTGTTTTTGGCGGCGGCTTGAACTCTTCGTTTGCACAGGTAAATGTCATTTCCTACACATCGTTTAGTTCATTTGCGATCACAGAAGACTTTGGAGACTTAACCCAAGCCAAAGCAACGCTGGCTGCGTGCTCCTCGCAAACAACCGGCTTGTTTGCTGGAGGCTCCACATCCAGCGCTGATGTAAATGTTATTGAATACATAACAATAGCCTCTATTGGCAACGCCACAGACTTTGGTGATTTATCTGTAACCAGAAGGGGTTTAGCGGCTTGCTCATCTACAACAAGAGGCGTGTTTGCTGGTGGAATAACATCTGGGCCTACAACAAGGTATAATGTAATTGATTATGTAACTATTGCCGCCACCGGTAACGCAACTGATTTTGGTGATTTAAACAATGAAGTAAGTGCGCTTGGCGGGTCAGGGTCTAGCACAAGGGGTGTATTTGGTGGCGGTTATGTTTCCGCGCCAACCAATGTCATCGAATATATCACGATAGCATCAACGGGTAACGCTACGGACTTTGGTGATTTGACTGTGGCAAGGTATAGTATTTCATCAACATCAAGTTCTTCAAGAGCGGTATTTGCTGGTGGAAACACAGGCTCGCAAGTTAACACAATTGATTACATAACCATTGCATCTACGGGTAACGCAACTGATTTTGGGGATTTGATTGTGGCGGTAGATTCCTTAGCGGCTTGTTCCAACGCCCACGGTGGCCTGTAAACTTATTCACAACCCAAGGAGAAACGATTGAACGACCTGATCATCACCAACATGACAACGGCTCTTGAGGTCAAGAAGCCGGAGTACAACCTGATGCTGAAGAACATTCAGGATCGGTTGCCTGCTGTGCAGCGGGACACGAGCAACTTCCACAAGTCGCACAGCCAGTTCATGCAGGTGACTCTGGATGTCACGGCCATCACGCCCATTCGTTCAATCAAGCACACCCTGGCCGAGATTGACCGCACCCGCTCCGCCCTTCAGGAAGCCTACATCTCCATGCGTAAGAAGCAGGTGGAGTTGAAGAAGAAGCAGGAAGCCTTGGAAGCCTGCGCCGACCCGCTTGACCGCGAGATGCTGGAGATTGAGATTCTGGAGATTAGCAGCCACCTTGAGGGTTCCCAGAACCATGTAAACGGTGCCCTGCGGAAGATGAACTTCTTCGTCAACCAACACAAGCAACTGCTTGAGAAGGTGGGCAAGAACGAAATCTCTGAGGAAGACTACGAGCGCGAAGAGGCCCGATATCACATTATGACCTGCATGAAGCAGGCTCTGAACGCTGCACGGTCGCGTAACGGCATGATCGACGAGGGCAACCTGATCTACCTGTTTGACTTGGGCATCAACGCTGCCCAGGCGCAGGCTGAAGTTTTTGCTTACCTAAGCATGGAGAACCAACTGATCTCTCAAGGGCAGGCTCCCACCCACGAGATGACCATGCGCTGGCTAGAGGCGTGTGCTGAAAAGTGGGCAAACGATCCCGCAAAGTTTGCAGCCCGTCGCGGCTTCTCGGTGTTTGACCGGTCTTCCCTGACCAACTCACCCCTGCTTGAGCAGGCACCTGACCAGAAGGCAGCGTGATGCACCTCGTCATCGGCACCCCCTGCTACGGCGGCATGATGTGTACGGAATATACACAGTCGCTTCTTTCCCTGAAGGAAGCCTGCCTCCAGTACGGGATCAAGATGACCGCCATCTTCCTGGGGAATGAGTCCTTGGTTCAGCGGGGCAGAAACACCATCGCGCACCACTTCCTCGGGATGCCGGATGCCACCCACCTGATGTTCATTGATGCCGACCAGAAGTTTGTGGCGAACGACATTGCCCGAATGATCAAGGCAGACAAGGGGATCATCGGTGGGCCGGTGCCCATGAAGGGGATCAACTGGGAGAAGGTCAGGCAGGGGGCGGTTCTGAACCATCCAGACCTGTCAAAACTAACTGGCGTCTTCAACATCAACAAGTTGGACGGTCACGACATGATTGACCCCAACCTGCCCTTCCAAGTCAAGCACATTGGCACGGGCTTCATGTTGATCCGCCGGGATGTGTTTGAAAAACTCAAGCCCCATGTGGGTTGGTACACCAACGGTGGTGTAACCATCAACCCGGAAGATAAGGTCTACGACTTCTTCAAGGTACAGAATGTGGATAACCAGTTGCTGTCTGAGGACTACAACTTCTGCCATATGTACCGGGAACTCGGGGGTCAGATTTGGGCTGCGCCGTGGTGCCAACTGGGGCATTTCGGGGCATATCTTTTCAGCGGGCAGTACGCCCAACAAGGAGCACTAAATGGCGCACCATTGCATCAAGTACCGATTGGCGGCTGACGGAACCGTCCCCTCTTTCCTGTGCCTGCACCCTGAAGGTGTGGGTGGGGTGTTTGTGGTGGGCGATCCTGCTACGCCTAGCCCACGCGACATGGTGATGATTGGATTATCCGAGAGCGACGACACGGGCGATGCTGAAGTTGTTTCGACCCAGACAGACCTCCAGAACTACCTCGCTGCGGTGGGAGCAAACTGGACTGAGCCTGATCCTGCCTTCCCCAACGATCCAACCAAGACGGTTCCGTTTAACCCAACGGCAGCGGCTCAGTGGGTTTGGGGCCGTAAGGTGGCCCTCGACGCAGCAGGTTAATCATGGCATGGTCAGATGTTTGAACTGCTTGGCGGCGGCATCTTCGGCTCCCTGATTGGGGGCATCTTCCGCCTTGCCCCGGAGGTCTTGAAGTTCTTTGACAAGGCCAACGAGCGCAAGCATGAACTGGCGATGTTCACGCTACAGACCGATCTGGAGAAGCTGCGCGGCCAGTTCAAGATGGAAGAGAAGTATGTGGACTACTCCGTCCAACAGCTTGACACCATCAAGGAAGCCTTCAAGGAGCAGTCTCAGACCGCCAAGGAGGCCGGTTGGTTTGTTTCAGCCATCTCTGCCCTTGTCAGACCGGGCATCACCTGGGCGCTGTTCTTCATGTATGCGTCCGTCAAGGCGGCAGCTATTTACATGGCCTTCCAAACGGGTGGTCACTGGAGCGAGATCATGCTCA